GTGTTGCATTGAAATACGCTAATAGAAGCGAGCAAGATGTCTTGAAATATTTAGCAAAAAAAGGTTCTACTGCACAGAAGATAGAGGATATTTGTTTTGATGATTACTACATGCTAATGGAGTTGCTTGCAACTTCTAAGCGAAAAGAACAGGAGGTAAAGAATGAATAAAGTAACATTGATGGGAAGATTAACAGCAGCACCAGAGGTTAGATACACTCCTGGCGAAAATTCAACAGCAATTGCAAGATATACTCTTGCCGTTGACAGACGTTTTAAGAAAGAGGGCGATTCATCTGCTGATTTTGTTAGATGCGTGGCATTTGGAAAGCAGGCAGATTTTGCAGAGAAATGGCTGGAAAAAGGAACGAAAATCTGTATCTGCGGAAGAATCCAGACTGGAAGCTATACAAACCGTGATGGAGCAAAAGTGTATACGACCGATGTGGTTGTGGAAGAACATTATTTCTGTGAGAGCAAGGCAACAGGAGCGGGGACTCATTCTGCTCCGGAACAGAGACATGTGGATGATGATGGATTTATGAACTATCCAGACGACGGAGAACTTCCGTTCTAAGGAGGGGAAAATGGCAGAAGTAAAATGGATAAAAATCGTGACGGATATTTTCGATGATGAAAAAATTTTGTTAATCGAGAGTATGCCTGAACATGATGCTATTATCGTAATCTGGTTTAAACTGCTCTGTATGGCTGGAAAGACTAATAATAGTGGGGTGTTTACCCTGAACGACAAGATAGCTTATACAGACGAAATGCTGGCAACCATTTTCAGACGACCGAAAACGACTGTACAGTTGGCACTTAAGACATTTGAGCAATTTGGCATGATTGAAATTGTCGATGGAGTGATAACGATTCCGAATTGGGGAAAACATCAGAGTCTTGATGCTTATGAAAGAAAAAAGGAGCGTGACAGGGAAAATAAACGCAGGAAACGAGCGGAGCAAAAGGCACTTGCACAGAAATCCGACGATGTTGTCGCCCGACAGTCGCCCGACACGTCGACGGACGGCGCAAAAAGTCGCTCCCTAGAAGAAGAGGGAGAAGAAGATAAGAAGGAGATAAGAGGGAGAGTAGAGGAGAACACCGAATTGCCCCCACCCCCTCCACAAACAGACTATGAATGTCTTTGCCAAAAATATGGGAAGTCATTTGTTGACGAAAGGGTTACAAGAGCTAAAAAATACAGTGGCACAACAATGGCAACTGTTGCTAAATGGTGCGAAGAGGATGCAGCAG